ATGAGGTTTCTGACCACTAATTTAATCTTAATATAAATTAAGACTTTAGACCATTGGATAATGGTGTGTTCACAAAGATTTCAACCATAGGAATCTGGTCGATATCGTATGTTACACCCCAGTTAGATCCTGTTCTTAGTGCTGAGTTAGCAGGGTTATCAGCAGCGTTTGTCCACTTAGTACCCATAACATGATAAGCACTATGATAGTCAACAGACATAACATCTTGCTTAGATAAGATGTTTCTCTCTGCTTCAATACCTAGCTCATCTTGCTGACCTTCAAGAATTACCCCTGACTTCATTAAGTAGCAACGGAACTCTTGACGATTACCAGTAGTTGTTGGATCGTTTGTGTTTACCTGTGAGTCGATTACAACTGTGCAACCAGCAAACTGACCGATTGATCTATCAGTAACGCCAACTCCACCGCCACCCCAAGTAATGCCAGTACCAGTTGATAAGGCAGAAGTTGAGAATGTTAATAAACCTACTTGATATAGATAGTAAGCAACCGCAGGGTGAACTATAAGAAGATCAAGTTCTTCTCCTCTTTCTCCTAAAAGAGAACGAGCTTCTGCAACAGTAGCAGCAGTAAGATAGTTTGCTTCAGCAGTAGC